ATAAACCTTTTCTATACCATCTAATCTCTCTTGAGCTTGTCTTTGATTTGTTAGCATAAGCTTTAAATGTTGGTAAAATCTCGCCAAAACCTTTAGCTAGCTTGTCTATGTTAATTCCTCTTATGTTTGCTTCGCCTGCTGCGTCATATGCCATTTTAAGCACCTAATTCCATTAAGAAAAATTGTCCGTTTGTGGCTGTTTCTAAAGCTGTACCGAATACTGCTCCTTTTTCATCATCTAAAGTAGTATAGTCTGTAAATTCGTTTGCTGCTTCAATAACAACATCTAAACCGACTGTTACGCCTGAGCTTCCTGCTTCTACTTTAAATATACCTTTACGATATACTGCTATCATAAGCTTTCCGTCTCCAGAAATCTTTTCTTCTGCGGCTATTCCACCGAATAAGTCATTGTCTGCAGCACTAGCGGCTACTGTAAAAGGTGTTGACAGTTTTAAAACTGTTCCTTTTGGTATAGCTGCGTCTGCACAAGTCATCATAATTGGGGGTGCTAATTCCACCATAAGCACTGCTACTGCACTTGCCATAGTTAGAAGATATAAGGATTAAACTTTATAAATTTTTCTCTTTTTCGATTTCCTTTTCTGCAAGCTCAATTATAGTGTTATTTACTATGATTTCTATTTCAGCCTGTAGTGTTTTTTGTTCCATGTTCGCCTTTAAATTAGTCCATGCAGCCTCTTTAGGTGTGCCTATTTTGACCTTTAAGTCTTTAGGGATAGGTTTATTTTTCATTTGCTAGCACCTTTTTAGCGTATTCTGCGGCTGTTTCTTCTTGTTGTTTTACATTAGTTTCTGTTTTACCGCTCATAATACCCTCGACTTTCATCTTTTGAAGTCTTGTGACCATGGTTTCCATTTTAGCTACGCCTGCTTCTATTCTGGCTGCTGCGTCTTCTGCCTTAGCTATGATGTCTAAGTCCATGTCTTCAGTGATTTCTGGTTGTTGATCTACTACTTCTTCAGTAGTTTCTGTTTGTTCTTGTGTTTCATCTGTCATTTTTTACCTCATATTAGACCGAAGTTTAAATTACTTGGTCTGCTGTTATCTGCTATTTCTTGTGCTTGTTTTCTATATGCATTCCAGAAGTCTGCTATTGCTTTTCTGTCTGCTTTTTCTAGTTTTCTTTGTTTGCTTGCTTGATTAGCCCAATATTTAGCGTCTGCGTTTCTATCTGCGTTATTTGATTCTGTTTCCCAAGCTACCATTTTTTTACGTTCTTGGTTATAATAATCTATATTAGCTTTTTCTTGTTCCGCTTGTTCTAAATTTCTTTGTTTCCAGTAATCTTCATCTGTTTGTCCTGTTGCTATTTGTTCTGCTCTGTCTTCATCTAGTTTTTTATATACTTGTGCTGCTGCTTCTGCTGCATCTAGATTTTTTTTGGTTGCTCTTTGTGCTGTAGCCCAGGGTAAATTAGCCATTACTTTCTCCCAACCTACTGGGTTTAATATATCATCTTGTAAGTTATTTAAATCGTCTACTAATGTTTGGTCGCCTGCTTCTCTTGCTTCTGACCTAGCATATTTAATGTTATCCATAGCTTCGTTTATTTGAAATCCGCCAAAAGTAAAGCTCTCATATCCGTCTTTAAGTAAATAAACTGCTCCTATTGTGAATCCCGATCCTATTAACATTTTGCTTAGTAAGGTTTTTGTTACTGCGTTACTTGCTACGACTGCTGTTTTACCACCTACATTTATACCTATATTTGCTACTTTTGAGCCTGTTCCTATTCTTTCTGCTAATCTTAGAGCATTTTTTCCTCTTATTACTTTATAAGCTTTTGATAGTCTAATGGCTTCTAAAGCATTTAATGCTGCTTTATTAGTTGCTGATTGTGCTAATGCGTCTGTTATTGCTTGACCTGCTGCACCTAGTCCAGATATACCTGCTAGTGTGGTAGCGAAACTTGTTAATCTTCCTAAAGTTGTAGTTGCAGCTTGAGCGTTTAAACTTCTGCCTCCTGGGTCTGCACCACCTATAAATCCTGTTGCAAATTGTCCTATGCCTGTACCTGCTAGCTTTTCTTTTGTTGTACTTTCTCTTAATTCTGGTAAATCTTGTACTGGATTTCTAGCTTTGTTTGTTGTACCTGTTTTATCTAAATTAGTTAGTTCTTGTTGTGATAGTTGCGAAGTATTACTACTAGATGAACGTCTTGAAGAACTACTAGATTTTTTAGAAGGTGTTGGTGCAGGAGCAGGTGCTGGTGTTGAGGTTTTACCCTGTGCTGCCTTTCTTGCTGCTATATCTCTGTCTACTTTAGTCTTACCTTGTGCATCTCTTTTTGGTTGTTTTACTTTTATTACCATTTTAGAGCCTCTTTATCATTTCGCTTAATATTGTTGAGTTAGTGTTTAGTGCTTTGGTGTTGTTTACTATAACCTTTTCTGTTCTTACCATGAACCATGTACACATAACTATTGGGAAGCCGTATGCTGAAATTAATTTTAATGTTGTTTCTATCATGTTTGTCCCTCCAGTTCTGACGTGGTGTCATTCGGCTGTGCTGCTTGTTCTATTGGTTCTTTTTCTACTTCATTTTCCTTTTCAGTTATTGTGTCTTGTTCTAAGCTGGTTGGGAAGGTTAGTTCTATGTAGATGTTTAGTTGAGATAGTGTTTGTTCTTCTATATATAGTTGCTCACTTTTGACGTTTTGCTCATAAGCTAAATAAACTATCTTACCACTTGCGTCTGTGAATGCTTTGGCATTACCTACTATAATTTGTGGGACGTTTACTGCTTGGAAAAAGTAGTCGTTTATATCTTGAATCCATGATAAAGGGTTTAATGTTGCATTTGGAGATACGCCTAAAACTTCAACTTCTACAGTGCCTTTTGGGATATACATATTTTCCCCGCCTGCGTTTGCAGCGTCATATTTAGTTTTAAATGCTGCTATTTTAGTTGTGTCGTCTGTGTCAAGTGATATTTTCCACCTAGGTCTTATGTTCTGGTGTAAGACTGCTCGCCAATCTGCCATGGCTTCGTTACGTGCTTCTATTAGCCATTTAAGACTATCTAGTATTCTTGTTCCGTGTATCTCGTCTGCTACCCTGTTATTTGATAAATGGAATATTTCGTCTGGTTTAAATGTTCTTATGACTTTTCCTTTTGCCATTTGTTCGTATCTTACAATACGCCCTTTTGAGCTCTGGGTTGTTTTTATAGTGCTAGGGTCTACTGGTTTTAAATTTACTAGAACGTCGTCTTCATCTCTGATTATTTCTGAAAATGAATCTGTGTCTATTGTTTTAACTATTATCATGTTTTTTAAGATAGAGTTAAAACTATCTTTTCCATTACCTTTAATGTTACCTAATAGTAACATAGTTGGCTCGTCTGATTCAAATCCTGCACCCATAGTCCAGGTTGCTTTCGCGTCTACTGCTGTCTTAAATTCTGGGATTGTCTTATAAAACCCGTAACTTTCTTCCCATGTGTCTGTCTGCCAGCTTGTTTCTCCGGTGCCTGTGGCTCCGTCTGTTGTTTGTGGGCTGACCGAATAATCAGTCATAGCTGTACTTAAATCGCTTGCTAGTGCTTCGCCTATATCAGTTTCCGGCATTTTATACTTTTTCTCCTTTCATTTCTTTTAATTTGAAATCCTTATATTTTTGTTTTTCTGGTTCTATTTCTGTTTGTTTAGCTAGTCGCTTTTTTAGTTCTTCTATAACTGCTGCTTTGTCTTTCTTGTCGTTTAATTCTATTGAAAAGGTTGTTTTAGGATAGCCCTCTATTGCAAATAAAGCGCATTTGTCCGTGTAACCTACATTAAGTATTTTCATTCTATCCACCCTACAAGCGTGAATTTACCCGCTTGTTGATTTACTTTAAAGCTTATTCTTGTACCTGTAGCAAACTTTATTGGTGTTGTTAGTGCTATTCGCCAGCTGTCCTCTTGTGTTGGGCTTACTACTAAAAATTCGCTTTCTGAAGCTCCAGCTCCAGTACCTAAAGATAAGCTTGTTCCGTTTACATTAGTTAATAAGATTATTCCACTTACATAATAAGTCATTCCTGCAGGTACTACGTATAATTCGTGCCAGTCTGTATCTCCGCTGACTGCACCATAGTTTAATGTCTCGTTTTGGTGGCTGCCTGCGCTTTTGTAATCTGCTGTACTTATCTTGTCTTTTTCTCCTAGTATTCCGAATGATAAGCTCATATTGCAGCCTCTAGCATTGTTTTATTCATGTTTGGTATTTGTCCCTCTTTTCTTGCTTCAAAAGTAGTGGCTTTGCCGTTAATCATCATTATTTCGCCCATATCCATACCATTTGATATGACTTTACCTAGTAATCGACCATATTTACCTACTCTGTTGTATCTATCTATTATAATATTGACCTTTTTACCCAAAATCCGGCTAGATAACCATTCTTGGCTCGCTTTACCTCCATTTTCGTTAAGTTCCGGTGCATTTATACCTAAAAACCTTAGAGGGAAGTCAAAATCTCTGTCTTTTGTTCTTAATGTGATTGTGTCGCCGTCATGAACTTTGACTACAGTTGCAAAGAAGTTTTCGGTGTATTGTGGGTGAGGTGAGGTTAGCCCCATGGTTTGCAGTTCTGTATTTGTCAATTCCGGATAGCTTTTATAATCATGTTCGAACATTTAAGCACCTATTATGAAATCTTGGTTTTTCTTGTCTGTTAAAATACTTAATCCTCTTAATGCGCCGTCTCTTAGTACGTTTATCATATCTTCGGCTTCTGTTCGGCTTGTATATCCGCTCATATCATAGCAAATAGCCTCTATTGCTACTAAACTGCTGCAAATATCACTTAATAAATGTCTTGCGTCTACGTTTAATGTAGCGTAATTGTCTGAAAAGTTGTATCTTGCTGCTACATTACACGTACTTTCTGCCCTTAAATTTGCAGCTGTCATCATAGTAGTATTAAATGCTACATTTACGCCTGCACCGCTCTTTTGTTGTATTTCCGCTTCGGTTGTCATTATGTATGCCATGGTTTACTATATATTATATTATCTATATATATTTTTCTAATAAAGGTAAATGTCTAATCCACGCTCTTTCAAGCACCAACAGGCTCTTACCATTGCCTCGGCAATATGGCTGTATGTACCGAATATCTTAATCTTTCGGCTATATTTCATCTCTCCGTACTCATAGATTATGCTCTTTAGGCTCTTGAGTAAGCCCAAATGATTTATCATTTGGATCTTACCTGTCTCCATTAGCATTAAAGCATTAGAGTATAAATCTTCTTTAAATATGCCCCGTTTCTTCTCTTCTCCCTGTACTTGTATTCTTTTACTGGCATTGTTCAAGCCCATTACCTTTCTTCCTAGTCTATCTATAAGAACATCAGTAACAGCACCGCCAATACCTGCGTCATCAATAAAGATTTTGTTAAACTTGTAGATTTCATTTACTTTCTCTATCCTGCCTATGGTGTCCGTAGTACTTACTCTAGCCGTAGTAAAGACTTTAACTATTTTAATGTTTGTCCCTGTTAGCTCTGCTATGACAAAAGCGTTCTCATCTCCACCATATCTCGCTATGTCTACCCCTAGATATAATCTAGAGTTAGATTGTCTCTCTTTTAGTTCCCATTCAAAGAATGTCATGCTACTTTTGATAAGTGCTGTTGGAAAGAATTGATTCCATTCATCAGTAAACTCTCCTAGGTATTCTTGAGCGTATTCTGCCTTTGTAAGCCGTAACTTTTCCTTTCTAAGGAAGTCCTTTGGTATACGCCAGCAGTCCTCGCTCGACACATGCACATGTTTGAAATCTGGGTCTGTAAAGCTGTCAAAGAAGTAACCACCTCTACCGAAAGGTGTGCTTAAAAGTATCAAAAAGCCCATGCCTCGCAACTTCTGCGAGACTGCAATCATTGGTATTACTGCTTTCCAGACTTCTTCAGGTATGTAAGCTGCTTCGTCAGCAATGAGCAAATCGATTGTAAATCCTCTAATGAAATATCCTGTTCTTCCAGCCGGTAAAGAATATATCTTGCTTCCATTTTTAAGGATAATTTTAGTAAGTGTCGGTTGTTCTGCATATAAATCATCTCCGTTTAGTTCTTTCATGTCAAAGTTGGCTCTGACCTTCTCAAATAATAAGCTGCTCTGTCTCTGTGAGGCTGCTATAATCAGTGTAGTTGTTCCCGCATGCTCCATTGCAAACTTGCAGGCTTTAGCACTCACTACCTCACTCTTTCCTACTTGTCTCCCGCAACGCATAGTGATAGACCCGTGATAGTCTAGTACGTCTTCCTGCCACTTGTCCCATTTGAAGTCTTGCGTAGTGCCTGACTGAGGCGAAGCCCCGTTTACGGCGTGACTATCTGTTTTTTCTTTTTGTTCTTTCATTTTTCTATAAAAATCTTTCGACACCTGCATTTCCCCACACATACTAATCATTCCACATTCGTTAGTGTTGATTTAGTGGGTACACGCCCCGCGGAGCGGGGCGGGGTACGATGAGTACGCCGCCCCTGGGCGTCGGCACGACGCCCTATGTGCTAGCTAGTTAGCTAGCTTGCTCGTTGACGGAACGAGCTATACTTAGCACCCGTAAATGTGCTAATGAATTGTTGGCGCCTACGCTCAAGGAGCGTGTACCCACGTATGGCTATGTTTAGCCATTGTATACCGAGGCTGTTCGCCGAGGCGTGGGTCTACGTAGAACTATAGCACATATCAGCATAAGTCCTTATCTGTTAATACAAACCGCTGACGGGTGCTACCTGCCTTTATCCATTGAAGGACTATTAACGCTCGCTTGTTGCGAGTGTATGTGCTGGGGTCTGTACCGACTTCCAGCATGATAGCTCGCCTTA